AATAGGACTCTTAGATTTTACAACATAGGAGTAATCTTGATAGAAGTAAGAATCTGCTAACTTTTGTGTATATGCAGAAGGTTGTCCTCTATTAGTATCAAAATATCCTGCATTGTCAAAATATGACTTAATATCAGTATTGAATAATGTGAAATATACGTTGGTCACATCTGCGCTTTTATTCAGCAAAGTGCCAGTAACAGGAAGACCAGATTTAAATTCGCCAATGACATTCTTAACTTTTAAGAAATTTTTTCTTCGGTCATAACCATCTTTTGCTAATTGTCCTTCAGCAATCAAGAATCCACCTTCATACTGCTTAACAATTTCGCCATTTAAGAAATTTTTCTCATCTAGATTTGTTACTTGTAAAATTTGATGAGATGTGAATAATGAAGATACTGTGGTGTCATTATAATATGAAGTGCCATTATATGTAACTTTAACATTACTTGGGACACCAATAGTTTTGCTGCCGTAGAAAACATCGACATCAGATTCAACAATGTAAACTAGGGGAAGACTATTGAAACTATAATCTTGCAATAGTTTAATCGCAATAATTTCGCCACTAAGACCAACAACAATATCAAAATTTAGATAAACATCTTCACCATTGTCAACTACTGCAATTTTTGGTTTGGAATAACCTTTACCTGCGGTAGCAATGGATATAGAGATAATTTTATTGGCATCAGTGTCATAGTTTAGTAGTGGTTTGCAAATATTCTCTAGTGCAGGTGCAATACCAAAAACATTAGGTATTTTCTTATATTCTTTTCCTGTGTTTACGATTCTGGTCGAATTTATTTCACCACGAGCAAAAATAGATGTAGTTGTATATGTGAATGTGCCAGACCCATCATATGCAGGTTTAGAATCTAAATTATATGCAAATGACAGAGGTGAAACATAATTTACGGTTTTTTTACCTTGTAGTGGGTCATCAACTAGAGATAAGTAACTATCGTCAGAAGTTGCTACACCTGCTTTGTCAAAGTAATAATAATTTGTAAAATCAATCTGTTTCTTATCAGTGTAAGTATTTGATGGAGATGCGTCTCCAAAACCAAATTTGACAGAGACAAACGATGTATTCGCATCACCTGTGCCAGGGACTAGATTACCTTTGATTGCTTCTGTGGTGATAATGTTTTTATTTTTGCTTGGAGAGAATTCCAAGAAAGACCCACCCATTGAAGGGTCACTAGTGACAAACTTGTAACGATAGTATTTCTGGACAGAAATAATTGGATTAGGAGTCCATGGACCAGAATTATTGTCTTTAGAGAATTCAAACTTAAATGCTGGTGCAGAAAGTACGGTATCTACAACAACTTGCTTAGAAGGAGCACCATCATCAGTAAAAGATGAATTAAACGTAATTGCTTCGATTGAAGTTAACGATTGGTCTAAATTATAGACAACTGTTAACTCTTGTTTGTCTGCATCGTAATATTTTACAAATGGACTGCTACTATTGCCACCAATTTGCGTGCCTTCAATAAACTTATACTGACCAGTAGCAAATGTTACTTCATTGTTATTAAAATGATTAGTTTTAGTGGTATTTTCTACACCTCGCAATACTGTTAAGTTATTCTCAATAATAGAAGTTACTTTTAACTTTTCTTTGTTAATTTTTAAGATATCATCAACCGAAATATCAGATGCATCAACCACTTTAACTACAGTATCATTAATACCTAATCCAACATGTCCAGCTTCAACATAAAGATATGACTGACTCAAAGACCCAGCAAATCTAATTAAATCACTGTCATCTACGACAAGGATGTCGCCAATTTGATATCCCGTGCCTTTATCAGTAATAGCAACGTTTACCACAGTATTGTTAGTTACTGTAATAGTTGCTTTAGCATTACCATCTGCACCAGGGGCCCCAACAAATGCGGTTGACGCATCAACAATAAATCCAGCAGCATTTCGTGTGCGAGTTTGGTCAGCAAAAATTAACTCCACATCCTGATAAACACCATCGGTATAGTCTGCGCCACCATTCAATAGTTTTGTTACACCAATGCCAGTATCTGAAATAGTAGTATTGATTTGTGGAGCAAATAATCTTACCGTTTGATAAATTCTACGTTTTACGTGATAATCTGTGGTAGTTTGTGCGTCATCAGGAATAATATCTACTGTTACTCCATCACCCAAAGTTACATTATGCTCATCGCTAGTAGTTACGAGACCAATATTATTATTTAATTCAAAAATCTCTACATTTTTACTCAATTCATCAACTTGTGAAATACGAGCACCTACAGTATCATCGATATTGGCACTACGAAGATAAAAATCATTGGATGTGATAAAATCGCCATCATCCACTCTTACTTTTACAGTGTTGCCAGCAATGACTCTTTCTAGGATGAGACCTCTACCGATTTCACTAGTGGCGACAACACCAAATGAAGATACTGTATCAAGAGATAAAGCAGCACCACCAGAAGTTGCTGCAAGTTGAAAACTATTAGCAGTTGAATTAATTACATAGTAAATCGTATCTTCTGTAATACCGCTTGCTGTTTGTGGAAATGTAATACCATCACCATCTGTAAATGGGTTTGATGCTACACGGAGTGCATCGTTAGTAATAGATAATACAGTGACTTCACTGCCATTTGTAAAACGAATAACAGTATTTTCAGTGTAGAATGATTCTGTATCTACAATTAGATTTAAAATTCTTAAATTAGAATTTAATTTGTTTGCAGTATCAAATGCACCAGAGACATTTCTCAAAACAAAATTATTTGATGACAAAACATCACCTACAACTTCACCACTGGCATTTGTGCCTTCTTGTGTGATGATTGACTTGTCAAAGAAGTAAACAGGATTCTTTGATGTAATTTTTACTGCCTTTGTCTCAGTAGACTCAATAGAAGAAATACTTTTACCTTCGAGTGAGGCAACATCAGACACCAACCCACTTCCGCCAGTATTTCTATTGTCGATAAAGACTCTATTGCCAATTGCAAAGTTAGAAGGGGAAGATTCGACCAGACTGGAGGTAACTGTGCCTTCTCTTGTGGTTTCAATGACAGCAGAAGATGCGATGCCATTATTTGGTGTGATTGTAGTCTTTAAACGTCTTGCTTTTGATGGGACGTTAAGTTGATTGATAGCAGAATTGTAATTAGACTCGACTGGGATAGAATAGAATCTTTCACCTAAGATATATGGAAATACTGGGGTGTTACCTGCACTCACAGTGATGAAGTAAGCATATACTCCATTTGGGTAATCTGGTGTTACACAATAACGACCATTATTCTCATCTAGACTACCAAAACGATGCTGATAGTAATAATCAGCAATAAATGACCCCAATGGATAAGTTGCTACATCTGGACCATCAGAATCGCGTCTATTCTTGATTCTCCAACTAGTTAGCATTCTATCAATGCCAGATGTTGGGTCTAGAGGGTCATTGTAACCATATGGACCATAAATTGGGTTTCCATCATACGCATACCCAAGAATTGGAGAGTGGGCGCTAGAATTGGTGTCACCGAGGTCTGACCTTAGTTGTTGTGGGTTTGCTAAGTGTGCATAACCATATCCAAAGGATTTTGTGAAATTTTCAAACAATGCGCCATTTTCTGCGTCCTTTGTTGTGACTTCAAAGCGATTCTTTTTCCAACGCTTCACAGAAGCAGTAGATTCAGCACCTTTACCGACAGCAATGACTTCTACAGTCACATTTGCTTGTGTGTAGAATTTACCTTCGGCAACTTTGTTAAATCCGATTAGTTTACCTTCATTGGATACGATAGAAGTATATTCCGCCAATCTACCGCTTCCAAGAGAGTCTCTGATAACGATTAATGGTGGTGATGAGTAATATTGACCTGGGTCAACAATTGTGAGTTGAGTTACCTTATCTTTAGTGACCGTTGCCGTAACAATTGCACCTCTTCCAGAAGTAACAGTGACTGCTGGGTCGGAATTATAGTTTTGACCAGGACTTACAACTTGAATACGCTCAACAACCTCACCTGAGAGAATTGCTTTTCCAACTGCTTCCTTATCACCATCAATTAATACAAAAGGTGCTGCTCTATACCCACTACCCTTTTCCGTGACTGTGAAACTCTCTACACCGCCGAATACAACGTCATTTGAATCATAATCCTTATAACCATAAGCAACTACGCCATTTAGGAAGATGCCAATATCTCTGGTTGGCGTTGGATATAATTCTGTGTTTCTAATTGACTCTTTACGAATCAATTTTAGGAATTTTTGGTCTCTTGGTGTTAAATTAGTAAAAGTGCCAATACTATAAGATGGAAGACCTGAAGAAGCAATGTAATAATATTGCTCGTCTTCGTAAATTGCTTGGATGTCTATTAATACATCACTCAATCCAGAAATAGAGCTCTTTGTGATGGTGTTATTAACTTTCCATCTAACATCAGACTGCGACTTGTCATAAATTACCGTATTTCTTGTTTCAAATCCAGAATCGCTGATTTGGACTTCATCACCCTCAGTAGAATATGGATTTGCAGAAGAAACATTCAGATTGTATAGAATACCGTAGCAAACAAATCTTACATTGTACTCTACTCCATTCTCTTCATAGGTAGCACTGAGATTAGCGTAGTTATAAACTGGCGTGTTGACTGGATAGTCACCATTTCCGTTTCTACCTTCAATTACAAACTGATTAACGTTTTTATCTTTGTATGTAAACGTTTCCCCACCGATTTCAATTTTACCTTTTTCGGATTTCCATCCAGTAGTTGAAAATACATCAATTCTACTACCAGTGTTTACAGCAGGTAATAATCTACTAGTCAAAAATGATTTTTGCGCTACATCAAACTCTCCAACAATTGTTTCTGGTGCTAAAGCAACTTCATAAATGCTTTCACCATCAAAATTGCCTAAAAAGTTGACATTATCAATAGTTGCAAACGCATTGCCATTAGGATTAAATGTATCCTCTTCTTGACGCAAAATTTGACCGATTACCTTATTTGCATCTCCAGATAAGACTTTTACTCTAAGAGCAAACTTATTAATCCAATCAGAAGTAGACGCCTTAAGTGTGCTCTCCTTAGGATAATAAATTGAAGGGATATCTTCAGCATCTTGAGCAACAATTGAGTTGAAGATAAACTTGATTGACTGGTCGGTGCCTTTTGCTCTATAAAACTGTTTGATGTTTTTGATTAGAGTCCTTTTGTCAACTTCTGGTTTGAGTGACTCTTCTGGGAAGGACGCTAGGTATTGCGTTTCGTAGTTTTTAACAAACGCATATAAAAATAAGTTACTGATGTTATAAGCAGTCGCACCATTCAAGTGCTCTTCACCATTTCCATAGTCACCTTGAGTCCAGGTAGACTCATGGTATAAATCACCGAGTTTTGTGGTACCAGAAACGTTTCTAATGCAATTTTCTAAAGTAGTATCAGTTTTAGACTCATAAAAGATAACTTCATCATCAATTAAGACGTAGCCATTGGTTTCAGGAAAAGACTCGGATACTGCAATTGCAATAGTAGTATCACTAGCGGATACATTTGCAGTACATAAAGTAAATTCAGATAGTAGACCTTTCTCATAGGTGTCAATATCTGAATATTGCGTTAGATTTTGAATGATATCAAGAGGTTGTCCCCTTAATTCAAGCTGCTCGTAGTATTTCTGCAAGAATGCAGAAAACTTTGGATATTCAGCAGAAATAAAGTCAGGTAATTGCTTATTGACTAACGCAGAAATTCTTCTCTTAATTGCAGCCATTACTTACTCTTGAATAATAGTGAATTTACTCTTGGTGATGTCCACATCGAGGAACATCTCTCTAGCGGAAACGATATCATTCTGTGCAGGTAGAGCACGAATTTCAATCTTGTCATCATTAAAACTGCCTTTAATGATAATCAAGTCATACATTCTCAATTCCCCAGTCCCATAATCAATATCGCCAAGCTTGGCGTTTAGGACTTGCTTATCACCTGTTACACTATCTAATTTATACAAGACCAATACACCCTTTCTGTCTTCAATATACACTGTGTCTAGAGGATATTCTCTAACTGTGAATCCTGTACTACGAATAGTGGGCTCATCATCAGACACAACTGGATTCTTGAAACAAATTTCATAATAGAATTTTGAATTGAGAGCAGGATAAAAGTCTTTCCTCATCTCAATGCTAGTCAAATTAGACATAACCGATGTATCAGCATCGTCGATTACCCCCGTAAACTTACTATAACGATATTTCCCATTGAATTTTTCAGTATCCGACAACTCAATGTAGTCTTCGATGTTTTTGATTACCATCGATTTGATTTTATCTGACTTATAAGTTGTCAAATTGGTGTCATAGTAAATATTTGATGTCATTTCTACATAAAGAATCGACGGATTGACGATTTTTGGAGTTACAGAAGCAACACTATACTTTTTTAACTTAGTTTCGAGGTCTTTTTTGGTGTAAGACGTAAGTGCAGTCGCATATTTTGGTTTTATGACGATTTTTACGACACCATATTCAGGTGGACTGTCTTCTTCGCCACCAAATGCAGTAATGTCAGCAACAGATGGGTATAAATTCCTTACAATTGCTTTATAATCTTCTGCTGTTACTGCTCTATCTTGAGTAGCGTAGTTTTTAGCAGCATTAAACTTGATTCTGTCTAGACTTTCAGAGTTTTCACCACCTGCAGATGCCTCAACAGTGGTTAAACTTGTTACAGTAATAGAGACCGCATTGAGGTTTTGATTCGTTACAGATGGGTCTTCCAATACTCCATTGAAAGAGAAGACCTTAGCACCATTAGTAACAGGTCCAGGAGTGGTGAGATAGGATATCTCGACATACTCACCATTCTCTAACTTCCTACCGAAGACACCATCACCAAATTGAATCTCATAATTCTCATCTTCAATCTCAGTTAAGAAGAAAACCTTACTCTGTGGGGATACATTGAGAATATTTTCTGCATAGTCATACAATTCAAAGGAAGATGCCTGAGCAGATTGAAATACTTTTACACGAATTGACGTAGTGTCAGTGTTTAAATTGTTAATTAGAAATCTTTGGTTACGAAGAGTGCTATTGACGGTATGATAATCCGTAACAATATTACCAGAGAAGATTTCTACATTCTCCATAATAGCAATGCCATTGTTGACTGGCACTCTAACATCATCTAATACACTGTATTGATATACGGTATTATCGAATAATGCAGTGAATGCCTTGCCACGTCGTAGCAACGCTGTTGCAGGGGCATTTGGAGAGGTATAAGAGAGCGTTGAGGTCACTACTGCTCTCGACGCTGTTGCTGATTTTGGACGATATCCAAGTTGTTTGGCAATTGCTACTACATTATCACGCAGAGTAGCAGAATCCAAAAACATTTCATTCACCACCATGTTGGTGTTGAATGCTGTATAATAAGTATTATATGCTAATACATCAATAAGTTGTGCTAATGCACTACCTTCAAAGTCATAATCAGTAAAATCCGTCTGCGACCTCATGTATTCCTTGAGGGCAGTCTTAATGTTACCGAAGTCTAATTGGTTTAACTGAGAGTAAGGCATCGATTATCTCGTTCTTTCTAGAAGAAGTTCCGTTGTCAATGGACCCGAGTCAAGCTCTCTGCCTATAATTTCATACTCAATTTGAATTTCGTATGCATTACTATCAAAGTTGGGGTTAGTTACCACATCAACTAGACGCACACGACGCTCATATCGGTCAACTAATATATAAATTTCATCAGTGATAGTGGCAGCAGTTGCAAAATCGAGAATGTCAAATAACAATTCAGGAATCCTGCTACCAATCAATGGTTGGAAAGGTCTCTCTCCTCTCCTAGTCATAATTAAATTCTGCAGCGCAATCTTAATAGCAGTCTCATCCTTCGCTACCAGAACATCATCAGTGTTGGGATGCTTACCAAAAGTAACCATCACGTCCTTAAATGTCTGAAAGGTGGGCATAGAGACACCACTACGAGTCAAAAGTATTTATCACAGTTACTGACGGAGTTTCGCGGTTATGTCGGAGTCGCGCTCGTCAGAGTCCTCAGAGTCTTTAGATGCCTTTGCAAGATACTGGTCTGCTTTAGTATCAGTAATTAATACTATAGTGCCAAATTGCTCCTCCATCATCGAAGGAATGTGGTCAGGTACGTGGTTAGTTGCCATGGGTTTTCTCCTTTTTGATTAGTTGGTAGTCATCTTCAAGCACTTCCCGTAAGAAGGCATCACTCCAGTAGTCGTAATACGGGGTATTCCCCAGTTTTTTACGCATTTGCCGCAACTTATCTCTGTTTTGCATCAGAATTAAGTTGTAGAGTCCGTTGTTGGTCTGTATTTCCCCAATATACGATAGTTTTTCCGCAGCATCCTCTGAGAATATCATATCAGGATAGATAGCATTCAAAGATTCGCACCACTCCTCAACATCTATTGGGTCTAATTCACGCTCAATAACAAAAATAACGACATCAAAACCATCCATAGGCTCGATGTCGTTAACTGGACACTCAATAATTTTATAACTTGCTCCAGAGGCATAGGGACAGATTGCAAAACCTCCTATCTCTGGACGCAATACCGCTAGTCTGCGAATCCAGTCCCTAATATGTGCCTCGTCGTACATTACCGCCCTTGTCCTCTATAACGCTTTTTAGTGCCGTTGCGTGATGTAGCACTAATCTTCGTATTTACTGACCGTCCTTGACGAGTCATTTTAGGTTTTGCCTGGATGTAACCATTACTGGTGAAACTCGACATCTTTGCCATGGTGTTACCTCTGTATCAACTCATTTATTATAGCACAGAATCAAGGACCTGCAAATACATTCAGAGACCCGCCTGTGACACTTCCTAGGTCGGCAGAGTCTCCTACTCTTGCCATTGGGAGTCCATTGACTCTAACAGTCGCACTACCCACATTAACCTTCTGCCCAGGGTGTGGGATACACTTAGGGTCGGTCCCAGAAGGATTCGTAATCGTATGAGTAGAAATATCTGCACCCTGAAAGGTAGCACTACGCCCATTCACAAAAACATTGTTACTACCTACAACAATAGTTGCTGTGGTGTCACAACCATGCCCAGTGCTAATAGTATCATTAACCCTGGCACATCTTCCCATTACTTCTGTGCATCTTCGATAGTATTTAGTCTCTCATGCAGAGAATCTAATACCTTATCTAACTTCTTATGCTCTTCACCAGGTGGTTTATATCGAATCGTAAAGTCACTCGGCACTCTCTTCATTCGACTCTCCAATCTCTCTATCCGAGAAGATAGTGAGTCCATCTGCGTCAATAGTTTCAGTACGCTGTCCTTCAGATCCATATCCATAATCATTACCACCGAAGCTACTCTTGTCTTCAAATACTACTTTGCCATCCTCAATCCTTTCGATAACAATATTATCACCAGGATCTTGTAGTCCAGAATACCACTTGTCTGCGGCTTCTAACATATAGTCAGCAACAGAGTCCATATCATCAAACATTAAATCTTCAATTACCTTACCGTCTTTTCCAACGATATTAAATTTAAACTCAGACATCTGCTTTCTTTAATAAAATAGAATCATCATTATATTCCCATTGTAACGTATCGCCTATAGACCAGTCAAGACTATCTAAAATCTCGTCTGGAATTGGCACAATCAATTCATCAGTCTCTTCATCATACTGAATGTGGCTAATACATTTCATACAGCATCCTCTACTGCTTGGTTAGTCTCGAAGTCAGGTGCTACAATCTCACAATCCATAGTGGCACTGTTCTTTGCTTCAGTGGCTCTGGTCTTTGCTGTGTAAACTTTTGCTTTGCTCTTAAGTTGTGCCCAGGTGCCTTCCTCGGTATAATATACCTTGCCTCCTTGAAGGTTGGAAGGACTATCTGCTCTTAGAATGTAATCTGCCATTTTAGGTAAATGTAATAAACTCTTTGGGGGTATTATATTTTGGAAGTCTCGGAGACTCCTCTGCAGCATTACGAAGTCTAATCATATCTGCTGCCCTATTTAGTGCTGCAGAGACTTCAATACGCCTTTCTTTCATTGCAAAACCTTTACAAATTTTTTCGCAATCTACTCTCTCAAATTGAGCGGAGGCCGTAAGAAGTTCTGTAATGCCTAGCTCTTCGCCAATCTTATACAGGTCGTCTTTGGTCATCCGATGCATTCCGAGTTACTTTATATAGCACAGTAATCCTCAGTATCTCAATAAGGGTTATCCAAACATACGATACTTGCTCCCTCAGAGTAGTCCGAGTTTCTGGGGGATTTTTTTCTGGCAGAATTTTTTTTATTTCCATCAATATATATCGAGCTCTTTCAAAGTTTTGTAGGTTGATAGTATCTATCGTTTTTCGCTTGGCTACCCCATCAATAATAAAAAAACCCTTAACAACTGCCCACAGGGGGCAACCGCTAAGGGGACGTGCTAGGATGGCGACTGTCTCAGTAGTTACAGGCGAGGCGCTCTGTCTGCCAAATACCAGCAGCACGGTCACGAGCAGCAGCGCGACGATCTTTTTTATATTGTGCCGCTGCTCTCTTAGATGTTGCAGTCTTGTCACCCAACCACTGACGACCCAACCCTGTCTGTGGGGTGATGGTGAATGCTCGCCCACTGCCTGCGTGTGTGGTGCTCGCTCCTCCGTTGACTGGACATGTGCCCTTCAGTCCTCCGTTGCCTGATGAGAGTTGACCAGTGGTGCTGTGTGAGTTGGGGCGA